GTGGTCAATACTTGTCCTAGAGAAAAAGATTCTGCGAATAGGTCACGTATATCACCAGTAGTGGTCAGGCCAACCGCCGCAATACAAACATGATCCTTCATGATGTCACGGCAAGTTGATGCATCTAGATAAACATTTTGGAACTCACCATTGGTAGTTTTGGCTTCGTGTAAAAACACAAAAGGTTTATCTGTGTCCATCTCCAAATAGCAATGTTTTGGAAGAACAACGTGATGGCTATAAACACGAAGCGCGGTACACCTAACAGTTTTCCCGGCAGTTTTGGCTGGACCGGAAACTGTAAAAGTGTAGCGTGCGACTTTATCAGCCACATCAGATGCTGTTGTCGTTTTTGTTTTCTGAGATGCGACAAACTCAGCGCGCACGTCGCCACGTGCAGCCCACTCACTCGGTTCTAAGTAACGCTTAGTAATATCACTTAAACCAGTCGGTTGTAAATTCCCTTGGTTTAGGAAAGTCATACCAACCATGAGGCGCCTCACAAAAACTAGGCACACCGCGATAGCAGGCAAGAAAAAGACATAGTCTAATAACTCGCTTGCAACCTCTGGTGCTCTATCGCGATAAGAACGAACAAGCTTGTCAGTTACTAAACGAGTAGCAACCACATGCGTGTTGTAAATTACCGAATAAGCCAAATAAGCAAGAAGCGTAAAGAAAGTGAGGGAAACTAGTGGATCCATTGACGACACAATGTAACAAAACAATAAGAATGAAAAGGTCAAAGTCCACTCATTATATTCAGCTACAGCCCAAATAATTTCCGTGAATAAACACGTCACTTTGTTTGAGAAATAACGCGTGAGAATTGGTGCTTCACGTGTTAAACTTGATGTCATTGTCAATAGACGAACTAGAGCGACACCTGCTTCCGGATTGCGTTCTTTCGGCCAGAAATAACGCGATAAGCGATGCGCTGTGGTAACTAACCCTTGATTCTCAACCATAGGTCGACACTCATTGGGTCCGCCTTCACAGCTGCAACGCGAGATTTCATGCATACAATCACGGCAGTAAACTGCATGATCTTTCTTCTTGAAATCCGCAAAGCATTTGTCTTGGTGGGCTCTGTGCTTGGTGGCACGTTGCATAACGATTGCTTCCATTTCGGTCCAGCAAATCGTTGGTGCATATGTTATTGTGACTTTGCCCTGTGGGTCACAACAATAGGTCATCTCCGAGACCTCAATCGGACATTCACCATCCTTGACTTTAGTGTAATCAAGTTTTCCACTCTCGGCACGACAATATGACTTAGGACGAACCATAAGCATCATATTAATGCGGTTAAAAATGGACATGGGTTCATTAGAATACGCATATGCATTCAGATGGGGAACATTTGTGGTGATCAATAACAATTCAGGCTTAATAGGAATGCATCCTTTTTCAAGGACATCTGCTTTAACAGCCATAGTGGGTACAACATTGTTATACTTGATCAAATTTGCCGTCGGTGGACGTAATTCCGCGGCTTTACCTTTTGTATTACAAAGATCGTCCAAGATAACCACTGTCGTTTTTCCATTGACAGGGTCATATTTTTCCTCTTCGTTAATAGTGACACAATTCTCCGGAGCTGTGGCAATGCCAAATTGTGCTCCAAAGTGTTTTGTGACGACCGGGACTAAGGTAGATTTCCCGACACCAGACTTACCAAAAAACCCGAGGGTGAATGGCCTTTTGCGGAACCCTGAAGTTACGATATGTCCACGTACTTCAGATATTACTTGCTGTATTCGCTGTTTCATATTAATAGCGAGAGCTTGTTCGGCACCATGCTTGCGTCTGATGAATTCGTCGAGATCAACTGCGACGTCATTCAGCATGGATAAGTATGTACTGTCAGCAATCTTATATCTCTCCATAAGCATACCACGAATAAAATCATCGCGGCGTGAAAGAAGATCACTAGCAACAGTCATAACACCTTTACCCAAAACGAACCGGGTAAGGTCGCAACCGCAGGCCATGTCTCGTGCTACTTCGAAAGCAAACTCGAATGATCGCAGGATCGTCGAGACAATATCTCCTTTAACGGTTGTTGCGGCATCATGTACAAACCTCGAACTAATTAGTTCAAGATCCCCCGCACGTATATCTGTGCAGAGACCGCAAATAGCTGCCACGCCTAACGCATCCTTAAAAAACAGGAACGTTGGCGATTCATAAAAACCCATTGAAACATTCTTAGCATTACGAACAAAGCCAAGTAACTGATCCAACGCAGGCGAACCGGCCTGTGTTTCAATGAGTTGTGAGCGTTTTTGAATCAGATCGCTAATCTGAGTACCAGCAATTGACCCAATAAATTGGGCTGTTGCACCTATGTACTGTGCAACAGTTTCGCAAACTATAAGATTTCCAAGGTACAAAGTGATTTTTGCCGACACTTCTAGCATTTGCTGACTAGAAGCATTGTGCTTTGTTAAAGCTAGCTTGGAGTTAATACTGTGTCCGACCCGATTGATGAAACTAGGTGTAACTGGATCATCAGGGTTGTACTCCGTGCGACTAACATAAGCGCCACCTGGAAAATCATGGGACAAGCCCGGCAAAGTATGGGATACGTAATCATCTTCTGATTCAAATGATTCTTTACGACTAAAGCCGAGCATGAAATAGTACACTGTTGAGAATACTGACTTGCATGGTGCCGTTACAGTTTCCACAAACGAATGTTCGTGGTCTGGCCCCCGGTCTTGGGGACTGTTATTTCTTCGGTGAAAAATTTGATCGAAAAAGCTCATTGATAAGTTATAAATAACATTCATGAGCCTAATCCGATCAAACCAACCCGGGAAGGGCCTCGGTTTGATACTTGGATCAGGGAGGACAAAGGCGTTACACATATAAATATGTGCTAACCTAGCGATTTGGTATCGACATTGTGTCTTGAGGCAGAAACGTGTCTACGCCAACTAGCGTTTACAACAAGATACTCACAAGAGTTCGCCCGATTATACAAAAAGACTGTATAAAAACCCAAAAGAGGGGGTGCTATGGTTCTTGCTTTCAAATGAAGCAGTAGTTTTATCCATGTTCATGGTTGAAGAATCCCATTACAGGACCCTTCGATGTTTTGTGCAGAGGAATCCCCCGTATAGCCGAAGCTATATTTTTGCTGCTGGACCGACTTGCGTCATAGACGCCCTGTACTAATCGGTTGTACGCTGCTATACTTAACTATGTAGCCTAGGACCTTTTCTTTAATACAAAGAATTAGATAAGAAACTATAGTATTCTATAAAACCTCTACAGGTCTGATGTAAAACATCCGATCAATAATATACATAATGTACAACATACAACAATGTAAAAGTACGATAATGTACAGGGTGAGTGAAAAACTCAAACCCAGGGACCTCATTGGTATATGAGGAGGCAAACTAGTTGCCAAAA